TTACCTTTTTAGAAATTATCGTTCCACGAAACAAATTGTGGAATTCAGCAAAAAGATTGCTCCGAAAGATAGCGAACTTATTAAGCAGATGTGTTCGGAGTGCGGTGATGGGGTTGAGCCACAGGTAGTGCAATATGGATCCGACACAGACGAGGCTTCTAAGACTTTGGCTAGAATTGTCGATCCTGAAAACTCAGCCGTTTTGGTTCGCACAAATCGGCAACTTGCGCGGTTCGAGAACGGCTGCATCGATCGAGGCATTAAATATAACCTGCTTGGCAAGTCTGGCTTCTGGGCACAGCCTGAGGTCCGCTACCTACTCGCCTATTTACAGGTGACAGACTATCCGACTGATGCGGCGGTTAAGACGATCATTCAGTCACCATACCGAGAGACCAAGTATTTGAAAAAGAAAGACTTGATCTGCGCCCTGGACCGGAAAGCTAAAACGGAGAAAGCACTAACAGGAAAGTCAGAACCGTATATTGTATCTATGACAGACATGGATATTCTGCGTCAATTTACCGATGTTCATTGTGACAATATTAAGAGGGCCGCGCAGTTTATAAAGTCATTTCGGACGCCGATGGGGGCGCCGGCTAATATAATTTTGCAGAATGTGCTTGACAGGGCTGACGTGAAGGCGTACTATGAAACTGAAGAGGAGAGTGACGGTGACAACGACGCGATCGAGAACATCAACGAACTTTACAAGATCGCCTCGCGTTTTTCAAACGTTCCCCTTTTTCTCCAGCACGCCAAGCGGGCCATTCAAGCTTCCCGTAGATCTAAAATGCCGCGTCTTACACTCTCCACAATTCACCAAGCTAAAGGGAAAGAGTGGCTTCATGTCTTTGTGGCAGGAGTCAATCAAGACGTGCTTCCGCATAAGCGCGGGGAGCTCGAAGAGGAGAAAAGAATCTTCTATGTTGCGTGTACGCGTGCAGCCCAAGATCTTGTTATTTCCTTCTTCGGAACGCCATCGCCGTTTCTTAAAGGTTTTTGGACTCCTGAAATTCAGAAACGAATCTCAAAAGAACCACTCCCAGGTTTTAGCGGTCAACCGGGATTGTTTGAAGGATTGATGTCATGACTACGGAATAAGCAGCACAATTGATTGAAGTTTTGAAAGATCTCGCATGGACAATGAAGTTGTTCTTTATAGGCTCTGTTATTTTTGCTTGGTTTAGAATCGAGTTTGGAGGGAGAGACTAACATGCCAGTCGGACGAATTTGTGTCAAGATGAACTGTCTGGAGCGCGCAGAAGGACGAGACGCATATTGCGCGTATCATAAACAGTTCTACGCTACAGTTCCCGATCCAGGGCCTTCGGATTTCGATGTTGCAGAAGCGAAAAGACTTGTTGAAGTACACGCGGAACAAGCGGAGGAGATAGAGAATGGCTTGCCTCTACAATGATAGCAACGGCGAAGAAAGAACGCGCCACAGCTATTCTGCAGGTTTGGAGTTTGATCATAATCCTTTTTCCTATTACATGCACCGTGTTATGGGCTGGAAAGAGAAGGATTCAAAAGCTGCGCTGTTATTTGGGCGGGCCTTGGAAGATGCAATCGAACTCTATCATAAGACGAACGGTAAGGTTGGTGAAGAAGAGTTCATTCGATTGTGGGCTCAGGCTAAAGATAAGCCGCTTGTTTATACGAAACGGGAAGCCGACTGGGCTACGCTCATGCGTTCCGGATGCGAGATGATGCGCTTGTACGCTATTCGACAGCCATCTTTGCCTATTCCGATGGAGACGTTGTTTCAGAGGCAATTCACCAAAGAAGTTTTTCCGGGGGATCCGAAGTATGGTGGTATCGATTTCTATGCAAAACTGGATATGATTGCGCGCGTGGTGCCCGATCATCCAATGCTTCCGAAGCTGGAATGGAAAGAGTCTTACGGTTTATATCGACCGGTGATTATCGATATTAAGACCAGCGGTATCGATCTGGATGATACTCAAGGTATCGTCGCGCACGATTTGCAGTTGCGTGAGTACGCTTGGACTGTTGGAATTTATGATGTGGCTTTTTTGTGGTTTAAGAAATCCGGACATCGATTAGCAAAAGGTAGCAGCGTGACTTTGTTAGCTGATGTCGGTCGGTTCAAGGCAGGCGATGAGGCTGTGATCGCTTCTGTCGAAGAGGATTACGTCTATTTAGTAGGCAATGATGTGATGCTGGAAGAGATGAATAAGGCCCAGGGCCGCAAAGAAGACGGCTCCTTGGATACTAAAAAAGATGCGAAAGAACGAGCGGCGAAGTGGCGCGAAGAAAACGCCGTCTTTGTTAAATCAAACAATATAACGCGGCAGCGCTTACAGTTTAGTGCGGGCATGGTGACACAGAAAAGTGCTCAGGATGCAGGCGTGATAATCGCCAATCAGATCGTCCGTATAGTAAACGCCTGGGAGAATAATCATTGGACCAACACTTTTGGGATTCGTTTTCCACACGATGATCGTCGAGACCCGTATTTCAAAGCTTTCGTCTTGCGTGACAATGTTTTTCGTGATAGCATGTTTGAACAGAAGTTCGAGGAAGATTTAACGGACTATTTTGACGAGCCGGAAGGGACAGAATCATGATCAACTTTAAACTTCACTCTATGACCACACTGAGATGTAAAGGAGGGTGCGGAAGATTCGTTTCCTTTGAAGATAAGAAGGTTGGTCCACGCGCTGAGTTTTTGTGTCGGGAATGTGCTCCCCCAGATTCGGTTAACGATGGATTGCATTTTCAGAGTTTTGCTTTTGATCCCGAACTTAAAAATCAATTCTCCTACGATTATGATCTTACAGGATTGTTGGGTGTGATAGACGGAGAAAAGATTTCTGAGGGTCAGGGGTTTCAGATTCATAATGCTCGTCGGGAAGAAAGATTGATTCCTGAATGGGCGCAAACGCCGGAAGGGATGCAGAAGATTTTGTTGACTGCTTTTCCAAAACTTAAAACAGATTCAAGTCAGCGGAAGAGAGCAGCACGATGGGCTCGAGTGATGTGGTTGTATTTTTGTGTGGGATTACCGTATTCTGAAGTAGCCTACGATTTGGGAGAAAACCCTAGAATAATTGAGCACATCATACAAGCAATAATCAGGACGTCCGAAGGGAAGACGTGGAGAGGGAAGCCAAGAAAACGTTTTGTGAAATAGAGAATTCCCATGGGACAAAAGAAGGGTAGCAAAAAATCTAAGGCTAAGACAGAGGAAAAAGTTCTTGTTCATTCTTGTTTTGATATTGAAATGGGAGACCCACTTCCCTCGATGTGCTGGTGTCGAACCCAGGTTAGTCTCAAAAGCGCTCGGTCCCTGGTCGCCAAGAACAAAGCCGAGTGGGTTCGCGGGGGAGGAACGACAGATCATCGCAGTATTTGTTTGATCGAGGGCATGAATGTGGATACGCCGCGGTCAGCGACGATTGACGACAAGCATATTTATCGGGCTTATGTGGAGGGTGATAAGCAGGAACAAAATCGAATTAATGATTATGGGTGGATGAACGCTCACATGTTAAGATCGTTGACTCGGACAGTTTCGGAGAAAGAGTTTAAGAAGTATCGGGAAGATTGGGGCCGGCAGTTTCTGCCGGATTGAAGGGAGCCATGATAGACGAAACGTTTTGGACAGATGAAAAGCTTGACGAGATTGCCAGGAAAGCAGAGACTCATATCGTCGCCGCGGAACAGGCGACGGAAGCTATCTTGGAGTACGAGAAAGCTTTCAAGCAACGGTCGTTTTCCGGCCGGCATCCCGAACTGGGCCCGATGATCAAGTGTGTTGAATGTGGTCGGCGTCACCGCGACAACATTAAGCACGATTTCAAGTATGCGAATAAGCCCGGAACACCCGAAGGCGAAAGTAATCCCATGATCGCTCAGGCCAAGCGCATCCGTGTTAAAGGGAATCCATTTTGGCCAGTGAGACGTGGTATTATGGTTTGGTTTAATACACTCCACAAATTCGTGAAGTTGGCGTAGCCGAAAGGGGCTGAGATGATCGTGCCGAATGCAGTACGCATCGACGAGAGTATAGTTCCTCCTGAGGTTCTTGAGATTGAGACGAAGCTCAGGGACGTTGTTGCCGGACAGGAAAGAGGAGTTACGGAACTTTCTCGAGTGCATGAGACCTACATAGCAGGCATGCAGCCGCGGAACAAACCGATGGCTGTGTATCTTTTGATCGGTCCTACAGGAAGCGGAAAGACGCATATCGTGAAAAAGTTTTCGGAGATTGTTGGCGTCAAGCTGATCAAAGTGGATTGTGCGGAGTTCCAGCAGTCCCACGAGATCGCGAAACTGATCGGATCGCCGCCGGGATATGTAGGCGGTGAGATTCCTCCGGTGCTGACGAAGTCGGCCATCGAGGAGAAATGGTCAGACAAGACGCCTAAGTACACTGTGGTTTTGTTCGATGAGATTGAAAAAGGCAACACGTCGCTGCAGCAGATTTTGCTCGGCATCATGGATGAAGGGACGCTCACGACAGGCAAAAACGAGAAAGTGGATCTGAAAAGCACGATCATCGTCATGACGTCTAACATTGGGTCGGGAGCTATCAAATCTATTCTTGATCCTAACAGCGCAATGGGATTCATTTCGAAAACGGCCGTGTTGGCAGAACAAGAAGATGATGTCTACAAATCGGTGAAGAACGAAGTGAAACGAGTCTTCTCTCCCGAGTTTTTCAACCGACTGGACCGGATGATCGTGTTTCGTCCGCTTTCTCCGGACGTTCTTAAACTTGTTTTGGAGATGGAATTGAAAGAAGTGCAGGACCGGATTTTGCTTGCGGATAAATTCGTGGGTATCGAAGTTACGCCGCGGGGCAAGGAGTTTTTGATCAAGGAAGGAACCAGTCTTGAGTATGGCGCGCGTGAATTACGTCGGACTATCGAACGCTTCTTGGTTCGAAAACTTGTACGGGCGTTTGCTGCACGATCCGCGGTCAACGGAGATGTTATTACGGTTGACGCAGGGCCGGCCGCTAAAAGTTTGTCTCTTTTTGTCACAAAGGGCGTGATGAATCTTCCAGAACCAATAAAAACTGAAAACACAACGTTCGAGAAAAAAGAGACGATTACTCGCATCGATCCTTTGGATCCTGAGCACGGAGGGCCATATCAGAACCCTTACTATCAGGATTATTGCGGGCGCTGTGGTTACGGGTGGAATAAAAATCATCGGTGCTCGGATCTTTCGGATGATGCATTTCAACGATTCAAGAAAACTTTAGATGATAAAAGGAAGAAACCGGATGGCAAACTTTGGAAAAATTATAGAGTGGGTGTTGAGGTTGGAAGATCGGACTTTAGCGGGTAAGACTGTAGATTTGGGGGATGGGGCCCACCTTACTCGTTTTGGCCTTACCACGAAGTATTACGGTGATAGGTTGCCGGCGAATTATTGGGCAGCTACGGCTGCGGCGCCGCGAATGGACAACGAAGAAGCGCTTGAGGCAGCGAAGCAAGCTTACTACGAAGCGTTCTGGGTGCCTATCCAGGGCACCAGGATCGACGATGATGAACTCGCAGCCACTCTGCTATCCTTTGCCGTGAATGAGGGCACAGAGGTCGCCGTAAAGCTGTTACAGAGGGTTCTGAATGGTTGGGGGCCGCAATATGGCACTCCTCTAGGAGTGGACGGTGAAATGGGTTCGGGCACTCTTAGGACTATACAGATCATTTATGGTACTATGATGACTCATTTGTTGAATGATGATCTACGGGAAGCCCAGGCGCAGCACTATAAGGATATTGTGAAAGCTAAACCGGATGATGCTCGGTTCCGGGAAGGGTGGTTGAGCCGCGCTGGAGCCCAGTATCCGGACTTACCACGATGATGGACACAGGCTCTTATGCACTGACATCAAAAGCTGTAAATAGTCAAGTGGGTGTGTGTTTTCAGCATGTTAGGAGCATTGGCGGTGTAACCCGTCAGTATTATAGGGAGGAGTATGCGTTATCACTACGTTTGTTCCAAGTGTAAAGGGGAGGTCTCGAAACCTCCTGTTAGTATGGACAAGGACGGAAAGCAAGCTCATGGGCTTCATGGGTGGAAATGCCCAGTCCACGGTCCTGTTAGTGTGATACGCACCCTCAATAAAGATTAAGGCCTCGGGAGGATCCCATGCCGGTTTACGAATATGTTTGCCAGAAGTGCAAAGCGCGGTTTGATCGCGTGAAGTCGTTTCGGGTCTCTGACAAGACCCTGGACAACGACAAATGCGATAAGTGCGGCGGCAAGGCGAAGCTCGTGCCTTCCATACCGGGACATCCGATTTTAGTCGGCGCCGGTTTCCACTGCAACGATTACAACGCACCAACTCGATAGATCTTCGCAGGCGTGTCTCAGTACACAATTCGCTAAACCCCACGATCACCAAGGGCCGTGACTCCCCACACGGCCCTTTTTCTTTTGGAGACGATTATGTCTTTCCTTGCCAGTTTTGTGAATGATCAAGAGAAGAAAGTGAATCCAGTTCATGTGGTGATGGTTGTTCTTATTCTGGCAATTATTGTGTGGGGTAGCTATATTGTGTACCGCACAGTCCACATGCCCGATCTTCAAGGTGCCGCGGAATTGTTAGGCACCACAGGGCTCGCTAACTTAGCCCACAAAGCGGAAGATATTGCTTCTGCGTTTAATAAAGACGCTTCTGGATCTCAGGTGAAGTAATATGTCGTTTGAATCCAAAGCACAAGCTGCTTTTGCCCACGCAAATCCAGAAAAATTTGGTGGTGAGAAAGCCTTAGAAGAGTGGGATGCAGCAACAGATTTTAAACATCTCCCGGAGCGTAAGCACCCGAAGAAACCAAAGGCTAAGGCACCATCGAAGCCTGAGCCGAAGAAAGAAGTAGTTCGCATGCGCCACACGGCGCAGCCGCGATGAGGTAATCCATGCCCCCGCAAACTCCTGCTAATGATGGCGGTGTACAACAGAAAGTTGATGCCGCAAAAGCTGCTCTTGCTAAGTCGAGAACGCGATTCGGAGACAATCCGGACTATGCACCGAAAGCAAAACCAGTGAAACCTGTGACTGTTGCGCCGGTTGCGAAACCACTATCTGCCGGGCTCCTGGGCGAGGCTCAGAGCGCCGCGGAGGGAATCGGAGCTAAGAACACATACGTGGACGAATATCTTAGAGCATCCGGAGCAGCTCCAGGTGCGCCTAAACCCGAGGCCACGGGTATACCTTCGATGCATGAGGGTGGAAAAGTTGAAGAAGATGGTCCAAAGAACTTAAAGAAGGGCGAGACCGTCCTTCCCAAAAACAAAAAGAAAGCGGAGGAACTCGCCATGAAACATCTTGGAAAGAAAGCCGGCATCCTGAATGACGCAAAGGATGAACTCGACGAAGAGAAGAAAGAAGGCAAGAAAGACAGTCCGAAGGAAGAGAAGAAGGAAAAGCACACAAAGCACGAGAAACCGGTTGAAAAGAAAGTCGGTGAGAAGCATGTAAAGCATAATTTTGATGAGACGATCATCAAGCATCACAAGAACGGTTCGCATACGACTCGTCATATTCCTCACGCGCCTAAGCCGGATGCTGACGGAAAGATGGGTCAAGCAGAGCCCGAAGTCAGCTATGCATCACCGGATTTTGCGTCGCTGCAGCAAGGACTGGCTTCAAACCTCGGTGAAAATATGCCCACCGGCCAAGGTTCCGCTGCCGCGCCAGCGCCAGCCGCAGTTTAATAATTAGTATCTCGCACGGTGCGGATTGCACCTTCAGGGTCACGACAATGACAGAACCCATTTGGACTACACGCAGTCTCTACGAAGACGCAAACACCTTGGCCTCTAGAGCCAGGGAACCTCTAGCTGTAAGTCATTTTTGGGCGGTCGCTGATCGTGACCTTGCTGGTGCTGCACCAAAAACAAAAGAAGGTTTGATCGAACGCGCGAAAAACTACGTCAAGTTGGATCGATGCATGGCTACCGCTCCTGGTGGACCCGGGTCAAATCCAGCCGTCGATGCTGCTATTCGACGTATGATGGTGTTTGACGCAAATGTTGAACGAATCGGAGCTTTGCCGACTCAGGAACAGCAAGTTGATGAGTTGTTGATGTTGATGTGTCGTACGAATTTGATGTTCTTGGGACGTGAAATTTTCAACAGGGATTTCGTGTTTGAGACACACGAACCGGTTTGTGATTTCTTTGTTCAGAAGGATATGAGCAGGAAATTCTACGAACTGGACGAATTTAAAGAACGTTTGCTGTTGTATCCTCGCGGCAGTTTTAAGTCGACGATCGATATTGTTGATTGCGTGCAGTGGTTCATAAATTATCCGGATATTCGAATTCTGATTCTCACAGCCGAAGTCGGCTTGGCTACGGAGTTCATCGGAGAGTTGAAGAACTATTTCTTTGTGGCGCCATCGGCTCCTCTTACGATTTTTCAGCAGTTGTTTCCGGAGTGGACTCTTAATGTTAAGACGATAGGCGCAGAAGATCAGTTCTTTTGTCCTCGTCGGGTAACTGGTGATGAAGCGAAGAGAGACCCTTCCGCCTGGGCTTCATCTATTTTGTCGAATTTGCCTGGTCGGCACTGCGATTTGATGAAGTGTGACGACGTTGTTAATGATAAGAATTCGGAAACGCCGCAGTTGGTTGCCAAGGTAAATAAGAAAGTTAATTACGCGGCGTCTTTGATTGATCCTGGTGGTCATAAAGATTTTCTTGGTACGCCGTATGCGGTTGCGGATTTGTATGCTAAGACGGAAGAGAAGGCTCTTCCCGGAGAACTTAAACTACTTAAGATGCCGGCACGATGGTTACTACCTACTTCTCAATTTAAAGAGGAAGTGGATTGCGGACCTGCTGATTACAAATTATTGTTTGAGCTCGACAAGAACGGTCGAGAGAAGTTGACACATAAGTTTCTTGACAAAAAGAAGAGAACAGATCTTCCTGTTTATTTGTCGCAGTACATGTTGAGTGCGTCCGGTATTAAGAAAGTCAAATTCACTTTGGAATTGTTGATGCGGCAGACAATTTCAATGGATCAGATTCCGCATCAGCTTCGATACTATATCCTTTGGGATTTTGCGTATGCGGCAAATTCCGATAATGATTATTCCGTTGGAGCCGTGGTTGGATTGGATATAGAAAACAGAGCGTTTGTTGTTGAGATCTTTCGTGATCGCTATACGGACAACGATTTAGCACAAGAAATCGTTAATTCGTATATGAAGTATCGGCCTCGAATGGTGTGTATCGAAAATTCTAACGGCGCACAATTCTTGGAGCAGACTATTCGTCGATATGCGGATGAAGCTGGGATATCGTACATTCCTCTGGATTTCTTTAAGGTGGACAATACACCTAACGCCAAAGCGAGTCGAGTCGGTGTTTTACAGCCGGCTTTGGTTAGAGGAGAGTTGTTCTTTTCAAATCTGATTGAATGCCTTGAGGATCTTTACAAGGAGTTCAAAGACTTTGGGTCGATGATCCACAACGATATTCCGGATGCGATCAGTCATTATACGAGGATTCTTCCTCTAAGAACGGAAGTATCCGATAGTCCACAGACGAGAGCGCGTGCTGCAGCATTTGCGAAAGCACTCAGAGACAAGGCGTTTTACGAAATGATTTTTGGCCGGGACGACGATGCTCCTCCCGTTGTGGAAGAGCCAATCGTTCCGGAAAGCGGTACAGGTGATACAGCAGACGAAGAACTTTGGGATCCCTATGGAATTCCGAGGCTTAAGTAAAGGACTTACCATGAAAATTCCTTACTGGATGCTAGCAGTTGTTCCTCAAGCAATGTTTTGGCTCGGATTTGCTTTGAACTCCGCAGTCATTGCTGTAAACGGCGGTCAAATGCCGGTGCAGTTCCCTGGCGGATGTATCACTCCCGATGAGGATATCATGATTCATCAGTGTCTCACATCGGCAACACACTTAAAGTTTCTTTGTGATTGGATTTTGGTACGCGGCGGAATTTTGCCGTTTGGGTTTTATAGCCCTGGTGATTTCGTTATGCTTGCCGGTGCTGCAGCCATGACACCTTGTCTTATCGCTCTGGCCACTTTGATTTTAAACGATTACGGGTTCTTTAAAAAACCCTCAAAGGAGTAACCAATGGCGGCACCGCAAGGGACGTCGTCTAGGGTTGAACCTCTTCCCGGAACGAGTCCAGCAGGAAATATTGATTTTAAGCAGATTAAATCGCCTGCGGAAGTATCGGATGATGTTGCTTTGAAATTGGTTCGTCGCGATGCAGAGTTTACGCGCGCCTGGATCGAGAGCCGTTACTTCAATATTCGATGGATCGAAATTGACCTTCTGTATCAATCACCACCAACGTTGCGCGTGTGGGAAGGTACGTCGATGCCGAAGGCGAATATCGCGAAATTCACTGTCGCGACTCACGTCAACGCGATTGCCTCGAAGCTAATCGGGGGATTGTTTTACGAAGAGACCCCCTATAAAATGGAAACGCATTCGAGTATTTCCTCGAATACCGGCCGCGCGATTGAAGAGATCGAATCATATCAGTTGAACGAGATGAATTTCAAGCAGGAAGTAAAGTACGGTTTTTTCTCCTGCTTGCTTAACGGCACAGGTATTTGGAAGTGGGGTTGGAAAGATTACCACAAAACAGAGTGGGAGTTTGAGCTTTTAAAGGAACCTAAAGTTTGGATTGATCCTCGCACAAGCGAAGCGCAGGAAGTTGAAGACGAAGATTCCGATAAGTATAAAATGATCAGGCATGATGTTTTGTGCTCGCATCCGTATTTTGAAAATTGCGACATTCGCACGGTCCTGGTAGATCCTGGTTGTCGCGTACCAGATGTTCGCGAAGGGAAATTCGTCATTCATGAGTTTCCGGTCACATTCAAGGATCTTATACGGTGGAAGGATGAGGTCTATTACAACGATAAGGATGAGCCGATTTATCGGTATAATCTCCCAGAAGAATCGGAGATTAGGAAGTGGTTCGAGGGCGAGGAAGCTTTAGACGAATCCAGGGCGATCGCCGGACAGAATCTCACAACAGGTCAGAACAATACGCAGTTCGTTCAGCATGCGGCTCCACTGTTCACAAAGACAACGGAAGATCCGCTAGACGAACCGTTGCTCATTCAGGAGCGATGGGACAATGATAAGGTTATCACGGTTTTGGCTGGCCAACGCGTTATACGTAATGAGCCTAATCCATTCGGTTGCATCCCGTTTTATTCGGTGAACTGGTGGATGATTCAGGATTGTTTCTGGGGCCTCGGCCTTGGAACGGCCCTGGGCGGCGAGCAGCGTTTGCAGCAAGGATTTATCAACGCGGTTGCCGATATCGGCACATTGGCTGCCAATCAGCCGATGGTTCGATCTCGATCGGCTAACGTCAACACGCAGCAAGTTCGCGCCCGTCTCGGTGGGTTCATTGATGTCGACGGCAAGGCCAACGAAGCCTTGCATCCGCTGGATATTCCGAAGATTCAAGGCGAGTTGTTCCAAGTAGTAGCAGCGTCGGAAGCACGTACGGAAACGATTTCCGGAGCGAACGATATGCTTACGATGGGTGCATCACGTTCAAGCGGCCGCGGTTCCTCACTAGGACGGACAGCGACAGGCGCCGGCGGTATGATGCAGGCCGCGCAGGACCGTATCGGTGGTCTGGTCGAAGACTTTAACCGCCAGGTATTTCAGCCTTGGCTGTGGCAGATCTACGATCTGAATCGTATGTTCTTGCATCCGTCGGTTTACAAACGAATTTTGAATCAGAATCTGTCGAAGGAATTGCAGGCTTCTTTCAGAGACTACATGATGGGCCGAAAGGGTATCAAGAAATTCAACATTCTGGCCGGCAGTCACCTAGCTGCTCGTCAGCAGATGGCCCAATCCATGCCTTTGATTATGCAGTATTTCTCGAATCCTGCTTTGGCTGGACAGGTTGCCGATATCAACGGAGATTATATTGACTTCTCGGAATTGCTGCATATGTTGACCGACGTCAGCGGATGGGGCAGTTCATCGTACTATTCAATCTTCAAGAAATTGACTCCGGAAATGAAGAAAGCGCGTGCAGCACAGAATCCGAATGTGATGCGCGCACAAGCGCAGCAAGCTTCGAACGCGCAGAAACTTGCAGGAAAAGCGGAGTTGCAGGAACAGCAATGGACTCAACGCGCGGCGGGCGATATTATTCGACACTCTCTCGAACAGGCCGGCTCCAGTGAAGCTATTACTGGAACGCCCGGTGGTGTTGGGTTTGGAGGGGGAGAATTAGAAGCTTAATCTAACCATGCTTCCAGGAGGATTTCATGGGCATCATGGATGAATTTGATACAGGCCCGGCTGAAGGTTTAAAGCCGATCAAGATGCGCGATCCCAATTCTTTGAAGCTTTCGCCTCAAGAATTGATCATGCTTTCGCATTTTGTGGTGTCTCCGCTCTATCAGATTTTTCAAAAGCTTTCCGAAGGGATTATCGAAGAGTCGGAAACCAAGCATTTTAAATTGTATAAAGAACCGACAGCTTTTGATCGAACGGGTCTCATAGCAGTCGCTCAACGACTGTTTTATGAAGAGTTGCAAGCAAAGATGAAGTGGCAGGTTGACGAGTTCAACGCGGACATGGATTTCGCTCGCGCACAGAAGAAGGCTCTGTTGGCTTCACCAGAAGAATTGATCGTGCAGGAGTTTAATTCGCATCAAGGAGAGGAACTATGATTAACGCAATTATTACCCTGGTAGCTGTAGTGCTCGGCGTGGCCGGCTGCATTTATTGGGGCGAAGATTCTGCTACGCGTGCGAAGATTACGGCGGAAATCGCCAGTATCGAAAGCGACGTGAAAGCAGAAGAGACTAAGCTGACAGCGGAAGCAAAAGCAGTTTACGCGGCTGTTGTAGCTCGTATTAAGCAGTGGCTTTAAAAATCGAGATTCCGGGCGAGTCGAAAGGCGAGTTCCCGGCGGTGCTATAGCTCACGGGGGGTCCGATAAAGCCGCTCCACTAAAAACTAGCTCGTGCGTCGGATTGGCGCTCAAGGAGAAGTATCATGAAAAGTGTGCAAGAATTAATCGCATTAGGGAAAGTCCCTAGCGACACCGTGGCAGCGAAGGATCGGCCGATTTACCCCGAAGGGTGGCCTATTTTCTCTGACCTCAAAGCTCAAATCAAATTCGACTGGGATAATCTTCCGTCCGATCGAGTTCGTATGTTAAAGGGTCAGCCTGAATACAAGGAAGCTCTTGAAGCCTTCTTGCTTGAGCCGGCTACCCCTGTGAATGCATCGACGACGCCTCCGTCAGTTACTTTGGCGGTATCGCCGGAAGATCTGGTTGCGGAGCCCGTGCAAGTTCAGCCCGTAGCAGAAGAGCAACCCATAGCAGAAGAGCAACCCGTAGTTGAGGAAGAGGGGATCGAAGTTTCGGTAGAAGAGACCCCCGTAGCCGAAGTCCCATCTGTTTCTGTTGTAGTTGAGATAGCAGAAGGAGAGAAAGACGGCGATTTTATTAAGACGAAAGACGGCTGGTCTATGACGGTTCCGGCTGTTGAAGGATCTGGCGTTCAAGTCTACACTGGAAAGACGCAGCAAGAAGTTGCGAGCAAAGTGCTGAAAGCACAAACGCACGCGACGGCGTTGATTCGAAAGTTACAGCAAGAAAAAGAGCAGATGTTGCTCAACGAACCCGCGGATGTAGCGGTTGAAAGAAAAGCATTGAAGCCTCGCGCTATGACGGCCGACGAGCAATTTGAATTTGCGGAAGCGATTGCTTCCGGGGATCCTACTCGTGTGAGTAAGGCGATGGCAAAGCGTGACGAGATCATTTTCGGTGGTTCGCCCGCGGAAGTGATAGGCCGAGTTACAGAACACGAAACGCAATTGGAAAGAGAGTCTTATATGGCTATAGCCAAAGCGTTTCTTCGTCAGAATCCGGACATTCGTCACACGAAAGAATTAGGAGACAAGATTGATAACATTCTCCTAGAAAGGTCATGGGCTTATACGGTTCGTAACCTGAACAAAGCTCTTGCTGAATTGAAGAGCAAGAGCGAAGTTGAACTTATTCCGACACCCGTTGAAGAAGCGGAACTTCCAGTTCCGGCTGCTTCACGCGAGGCTGCCCCGGCGCCAGTAGCGGCTCAACCCGTTGCCAAACCAGCAGCCGCAAAAGTACCCGCGGCAGTACAAGCAAGACCAGCCGCAACCCCAAAGCCAGTAGCGAAACCGTTTTCAGACGGTGAGCGCCTACGGCCAGGGTCCGCATCGACAGGGCTATCGCCCCGCCAGGCTAGTGTCCGGCCCGGAGTGGCACCCACAGTAAAGAAAGTCGAGCTGACCGCCGAGGAATACAACAGAATGCCTTACGAAGTAGTGAAGCGCAGATACAAAACCGACTCGGGATTCAAGTCGGCTGTCGACGCACTAATTGACGCAGGCAAAATCTAACGTAATCCGCGCCAAACAGAAGTACAAGGAACATAACCATGTCTCTTGGATATCCCGCGTCTAACGTGACCGGGAATTTGCCTCAATCTACTGTTAAGTTTTACGATAAGCAGTTCATTGAGAACCTGAAGGCCGAGACCGTGTTCGTGCGTTGCGCGGAACGGCGAGATCTGCCTCTCAATAGCGGTAACCAACTCGTGCTATTTGAATATAACACGTTTGGTGCCAATACCAACC